AATAATGTTCTCCATATTTCTCCAAAAGAAACAATGAATCTATGTCAAACTTTATACCAATCTGGACACATTACTTATATGCGAACAGAAAGCTCTAAGTATTCAGGACAATTCTTGGAAGAGGCGAAAAAATTCATTCTGGATGAATATAAAGACAATAGATACATCGGCGATTTAAATTCCATTGAAAACAAAGACGCTTCTAATCCTCACGAAGCGATCCGAGTAACGCATATAGAACAAAAAGACATATCAAGTGGTGAAGATAGTCGACTAGCTTCTATGTATAAGTTAATTTGGCGAAACACAGTTGAAAGTTGTATGTCAGATGCAAAATACAACTGCATAAAAGCATTAATAACTGCGCCTCTAGAAAAACAGTACCACCATATTATAGAAATCCCTGTGTTTTTAGGATGGAAAGTAATAAATAACAAACAGGATACTGATTCTCAGAATGAAAGTACTGGACTACATTTATACATGCAAACAATAGAAAAATCAAAAACCGCGGTCTTGTATAATAATATAGAAAGCTGTGTCGTGGTTAGAAATAAACACCAGCATTACACTGAAGCTAGTTTAATTAGTAAATTAGAAGATTTAGGAATAGGTCGTCCGTCAACATTTGCTAGCATAGTTGAAACAATCCAGGACAGAGGATATGTTAAGAAGACGAATCTAGAAGGTACCGTAACAAAATGCATTGAATTCAACCTTGCCGAAAAAGTTATTGAAAAAAAAATTAAAGAAAAGGTATTCGGTAATGAAAAAAATAAATTATTAATACAACCAACTGGGATACTAAGTATAGAATTTCTAGTAAAAAACTTTGAGAGATTGTTCTCGTATGAATATACAAAAGTTATGGAATCTCAGCTAGATTTAGTATCGTCAGGGAAAGAAAAAGAATGGTCAACCATTTGCAATAACTGCGATAAAGAGATAAAAGATCTGTCAACAATTATTAAAAAAATAGAAAAACAAACGTACGTTTTAGATGAAGAACACGAAGTAGTATTTCAAGCATACGGACCTTCAATTAAGCGCAAAACTGAAAGTGGAACAGCAGAGTATCTACCTGTTAAAAAAGATGTTAAAATCGATTTAGAAAAACTAAAACAAGGAGAATATTCTTTAGAAGACCTTGTCGAATTAAGCAATGCATGTTTAGGAAAACACGAAGGAGAAGACATAATATTAAAAACGGGTAGATACGGACCTTATGTAGAATGGGGCGAAAAACGCGAAAGCGTAAAAGGGATAGCTAAACCATTAAATGAAATAAAACTTCAGGATATTGAAGCATTTTTGTCAAAAGAGAAAAAGGACATAAACATCTTAAGAAGATTAACCAACGATATAAGTATTAGAAAAGGGAAATTTGGAGCATACGCATACTACAAAAGCAGACATATGACAAAACCCCAATTTCTAAATATTAAGAAATTTAATGAAGGATTTATGACTTGCGAAGTAGATACAATTGTTAATTGGTTGCGAGACAATTATAATTTACAATTATCGTAATAAAATATAACAAATATATAAATAAAAATGAAAAGTACTACTATTTTGAACTACATTGCTTTCGCAATCCTTTATATTGCACTGTTTGTGTTTATGTTTAATAAAAACACCGAAATAATAGCGTTTTGGTTGTTGCTTATTATTAACAGCGCATTTGTTTTGTATCTTGTAAATGAATTTACTTCATTAGGAACATTAGATAATATTTCAAGATTGTCATGGTTATCAATTCTGATAAGCGGTTCATTGCATTCCGTTGCTTTCATTTTTATAGCAATGATGATTGGAAATATGAAAGTAAAGTATGAGAATACATTTGGAACTCCTATAAATCTCCCACCCGAATATAAAGAAAAACTAGAATTGTTTAAGCAACTGATTATTTCAACATTTTGCTTATGCTTTTTAATATTAGTTATTGTTAACACGGAAATTAGTAATATAAACACGACATATATCAGCAGCGAAAAAATATTGTTTTTTACAAAAGCAATGCTGGTTCTTCTTTCTCTGTCATCCATCTCTATATCTTCAACACAAGTTTGGATAGCCAATAGTTTCTCAATATTAACTAGGCAAGAACTAATGAGATAAAATAATTAAACCAATACGTTTAAAAACAAACGTATTAGTTCTCTATAATAATTAATATGAAATATTACGAATCACATTTTGAAGAATATGTGTCTGCCGTTGAAAAATTTAATTTGCACCCTGAATTATCGTTGGTATATAATAGATTCCCAAGAAAAATGGCAGAGTTAGAAAACATTATAATATATGGACCTTCTGGTGTTGGCAAATATTCACAAATACTTAACATATTAAAAAGGTATAGTCCTAGTGAGTTGAAATACGACAAGAAGATGACTATTGCCACTGAAAAACAACAGTATATCTATAGAATAAGCGATATACATTTCGAGATAGATATGTCTCAGCTTGGTTGCAATTCAAAAATTTTATGGCACGAGATTTTCTTTCAGATCGTAGATATTATTTCTGTAAAACAAGAAAAGATCGGTATTATTTTATGCAAAAATTTTCATTTAATACATACGGAGCTTCTGGAAGTTTTTTACAGCTACATGCAACAATACAATCATTCACAAACAAACATTAAAATAAAGTTTTTTATTATATCCGAACAGATTAGTTTTTTGCCAACCACTATTTTAAAAACATGCCAACTATTAAGAGTTAAACGACCAGACAAAGAAAAATACAAAGAATTATCTGCCTTTCTAATATCGGATAAAAACAAATCTTCAAAAATAACTGAAATTTTGAATGATATGGATGTAGATGGAATAACAAATTCAAAAGAAATAAGGTCTTTCCAGCATATAGATTCAACAAAAGAACTACCGAAAGATGTATTTAATATTATTTGCGATAACTTAATAAACGAAATACTAAATCATAAAAAAATAACTTTTACTACGTTTAGAGACACACTCTATGACATATTAACTTACAATCTTGATATGACTGAAACTTTATGGCACATCCTATCTTTCTTTATTGAAAACAACTATTTGGATCAAGACGACGTATCCGATATACTAATAAAAACCTACACGTTTTTAAAATATTATAACAATAATTATCGTCCGATATACCATATAGAGAGTATAATGTTTTATATAATAAATAAAATACACAAATACGATGAATTATAAGATTGCTTGTTATAAATTGGGCATTGATTTCGCAGACGAAATAACAATAGAAACGATAAAAAAACAATATAGAACTCTGGCATTGAAATATCATCCAGATAAAAACCCCGACCTAAATGCAGTATCCAAATTCCAAGAAATAAACGAATCGTATGAATTTTTAATGAAATATAGAAATTTTATTGATACGGATAGCGATGATCCCGATTCTGAGGAAACAGAAAATAGCAAATACGATTATAAAACCCTTCTTACGTCTTTTTTTAAACAGATCATAGTACCTGAGAATAGAAAAAAAATATTCTATGGTATTTTAAAAAAAATATCTAATACTTGCGAATCAAACGCTATGGATTTGCTAAGCAAATTAGATAAACCTGCACTTTTCCAAATATATGAGATTATTGATAAATATAGCGATGTTCTTCATTTCACAGAAGATTTTATTGAAAAAATAAAAAATATGTTAAACGAAAAAACAAAGGACGATGAACGGATTATATTAAATCCAACAATAAAAGATTTATTTGAAAACAACCTTTATAAGTTAAAAATAAATGGTTTCACATATGTCGTTCCCCTATGGCATAACGAACTAATATATGACAATTCTGGAAACGACGTTTATGTAAAATGCGAACCCGAGCTTCCAGAAAATATAATAATAGATGATAAAAACAACATGATTGTTTCTCATGAATGCAATCTAAAAGATATATTGAAAGAAGAATATTTAACTATAATGGTTGGACCTATTCGTTACTACATAAAAAGAGATACTTTAAAAATAAAAGAGAAACAATCCGTCTTGTTTTCAAAACAGGGGATATCCAGAATAAACACAAAAAATATATATGATGTAACTAACAAAGGAGATGTTGTAATAAACGTAATTTTAAAGATGAGTGAATTGAGTTAAACGTATTATATATAATATTTAATAGTATATATAATGAATTTTTGGATATATTTTTTACTATATTTGTCTTCATGTTCGGGATTTTTTATTAATTTCCCTTTCGGGAAGCGCTTTTCAATAAAGGAAAGGGAAGTAAATAAAGCTTTAGATTATATTCTGCCAGTAGAGAAGCAAAAAGTAATTAATAAAATAAATGGGATATTCGCCATTATTGGACCTGACATTGACTTTAAAAATGTGTCTAATCTATTTGATTTATTTATTGGCGACGGGGTTATACAAAGTATATTTTTCGATAACGGAAAGATAACATACGTAAAACATTATGTAAGAACGGAGAAAATATTATACGAAGAAAAAAACGGTATTTTTCCAAAACATCTTTTCTTAAAATTAATACTTATCGTAATGCATAAAATGAACATTATGCCGAACATAGTAGGAGTTGAAAACACTGCGTTATTAAACGTTAATAATAAAATATATGCTCTTAATGAAAGAAATATGCCCTATTTATTAGACGTTAATTTTGAAGAGAAAAAAATAAATACAATTAGAAAAACAAATATTCCTTTCATGAATTATTTCTCTGCACATACCAAGTATAACAAAACTATAGATTCTATAGAATACGACATTATTACCAATAGCGTTAAATATCACGAATTAACAGAAAATTTAGAGCTAATAAAACAAAAAACCATAAAAATGAAACACTTACCTATTGTTCATGATTTTTTAAAAGTTAACGATAAAATAATAATAACCGATTCCCCTATTGTCGTCAATTTAAAAGACGCGTTCAAGAAATCTATGCCGGTGCAATTGGCGAACCACAAACCAACGTTCATAAGGATTCTTGATAAAAACACAATGAAAATAGATAATTACGTTTCTCCAGTAGCATTTTATATATTTCATTACGCAGATTATAAAGAAAACGACAAGACAGTTGAAATATACGCAGCTCTATACAATGAACTAGATTTCTCTCAATTAAATATAATTGGTAAATACAGGAAGTTAATATTAGATAAAAATACACATGAAATA